CAGCAACTCCCTTATCAAACAAGGCAAACAGTAGTATAAATCCTTTTGAAGGAGTTATCTCCAATGACAAACCAAATTTGAAATTGAAGTACGGAACTTTTCACAGACCTGAAGCGATTGAATTGAACACCCCTGTTAAGAAGGGGAAGTTTAGATGCTTGCGTATTACCAAATACGGGGCTTTCAATCCAGTTTATGCTGGACGCGTTTTCACGCCTGTGACACCCGATACAATTAGCGCAATTAGAATTTTAATTGATGCTGTTGGTGCTGTTGGGAGTAAATTAATACCCACTGTTGAAGAAGCTCCTGTTGTAGTCCTTAGAGGAAACAATATGAATAAGCTTCTCCTATATATGCCATGCTTTTATGAAACTAAAGCGAAAATCCACTCGTCAGTTACAATTGCCACCTTTGAAGGGGCTTATTTAATGACACTCCCTCTCTTCACAGTTGCGGGGGGGGAAGGAAGTGTTTGTTGTGGCTGCAGAAAACTAGTTGCTAGTTGCAGTTGCAAAAAGATACTTAGAGTGGCTGAATGTCTTGTGGATACTGATACATGCCCACAGACTGAAAGTTATACCAACTGGTACAACACCAGGAAATGGGAAGATACCATTCCTGATTGGCTCTGCGCTGATTCCTTTTATTATCTGCCACTTAATGTGCATGACAAACCCTGTAGTGCAGGCCTTTTACATGTGTATGAAGGTTTGGTAGATAAGGGTATAGTAACACCTCAAAAAGTTGAAGAAACTTTTGTAGAAATACATTTTTCTGGGGCGAGGACTACCACGCTCAGGAAAAAAGAAAAGGAAGATGATCAGCCAAGTGATTCTGGAGAAGGAGTTCAAAAAAGCTTGCTTAGTCAAACCAGAATCAGTTACCCGTCCTCGTCGACTGAAATTGATGAAAATGTTAGAAACATTGTTCTAAATCAGGAAAGTGAAATAGAACAACCAGATTATGGAATGTCTGAAGTTGACGACGACGAAGCATGGGAAGTTGACTCCTTTCATGTTCATCATAAAGATTATAGATATAGTCAAACCAAAAACCAAGACCCAACACTTTTGCATGTTAACACATATCAGATCGATGGCAAAACTATGTCATTGAAAGAAGCAGAAGAGTATGAGGGGGCACCGTGGACAGGACCAGTTCATGATAGGAAACATAATGTCGTACCAAACCCCAATCTTGGAAACAGAAGATCCGTACCTAAATGTAATACGGAAACTATGATGGATAAGTTTACAGAAAGGGAAACCAAACTTGCAAACAAACAAGAGAAGAAGCCTGGATTCTTTGACTCATTAATAGAGTCATTCAGGCCAAAACCTTCCCAACCAAAACCTTACCAACCTTTTGTTAGTCAAAAAAAGAAAGTTATTGTTGAGAAAGAAATCATTGAGATGGAGGATGTTAATTTGAATTCCCCTGTAGTGTCTAAAGAACCCGTTAAGAACGTGGAAGATTTAAAAGACCAACTCATCATTTTAGAGGATGAGAAAGATGATTCTTTCTTCGGAACCTGGTTGGGTAGCAGCGTGTTAGGCGTTGCAAAACAATTTCTCAAAGAGAAATCGGCTGAGGCTAAAATGCACTTGATAGAGCTCAAGGATACAGTCGGCGTTATTCCAATTGCTGATGTATTGCAAACCATGATTGTGGATTGCAGCTATCATGTTGTTAGATGGATTAAAGATAACCCAAGAAAAGTTGGGGGTGCTATTGCTTTTGCAGTCCTCTTGTTCAAAGCAAAAAGCATTTATGACCATGCATATAATTTTTATGCAGGAGATGTTTCCGATCCAACCACAGTCGATACAGTATTCCCAGAACGAAATATTATGGGGATTGTTGGCAGTAATGCCACTTTTTTCTTTCTGATGTCAGTCGGATTTCAATCGACCTGGCGTAGAGCAGTCAGTTACAAACCAAAAGATGATGAAGACTTTACATTTACGAATGTCTTCGCTGCTGCTTTGGATGGCACAACAACATTCATTGCAGTGGTTGCTTGTTTCATGTCAGTTATAAATATGAGTGCATATTACGCAGCCAGGAATGATAAAGACATTGAACTTAAAAAGAAAGAAATGCAAACACCAAACACTCGTATGTTTACAAACTCCAACATCGACAAAGGAAAGTTTATTGCTAAACTCCCGCCATGGAGAAATCCTAAAGATATTGAAAAACACTCTGAAACTTTGAGCACCTTCGGTGACGATGACATTAAAGACGTCAAAAGGGCTGAAACCGTAATTGTTCCTGACAAGAGTGAGGAAAAGGAGAAAGCATACCAAGAAAGAAAACAAGAAATTTTGAAGATGAGTGATAACGAACTCAATCTCGCACAACAGGAACTCAAGATCTCTCGCCAGAAGGGCAAAGTTACTGAATATGTCCAACCCACATTGAATCAGTGGAAACGACCAAAGAAAACCATCAAAGTTGGAAAAGAAAACCTTACCACAGTCAAAACTTGCGTTGAATGCAAGGTAAGTGATGCGCATGGAAAACATAAGTATTGCGTGGGCTGTCATAAAGCTCTATTCAATAAAGGTGGTAAGATGGATACAAAATATACATCTAATCCAAAAGATGACAAGGAGAGAGAGAAAAAGAAGAACATAGAAAAACATGCACAAAGGAAACAAAGAAAGCATAAAAGAACCAAGCATGATTATGAACTCGAAAAACGTCTCCAGCAAGAAGAAGATGAACGCCTTGAAAGGCTTCAACGCGAGGTTCAACGTGAAGAACGTGAGAGACATGAACGTAGAAGAGGAGGCAGAGAATGGGGGGACATAAACAATGAACACCAAGACTTCGAGAACATTGTTTTTAATTCTAACATCACCACCAAGGAAGAACTTTACCAGAAATTCAAGAGCGAAGTAGGAGAGATACCTCCGAATCTGGTAGCTAGTACTGAGATAGAAAAACATGCGAAAATCCCTGTCACCTCAATAGGTGCAAGTGTGTACAAGGTTGGAACTGAGTTGGAGACCATCGGATACGCGTGGCTGTTAACGCCAACTATACTGATAACCCCAAGTCATTACAGGGGTGTCACACACGTGCACGTCAAACTCAGCAACTCGAAACATGCGCATTACCCTCTCACATTAGTCAAAACCATATCTAATAGTTCAATTGAAGGGTTTCATGTTTATGCTTGTGAATCTCAGTTAACAAAAAAAGAATGGAAGATGTCAGCTCCAGAATCCGAATTTTCCGGACTTATTTTAGCGCCACAATTTTGTCAGAGTTCATCAATTTTATACACTCCAGACACCCACTTGTTAACTTACGTGGCAGACTCAGCAATGGGTGATTGTGGGCAACCTATCATAGATGCAGGAACAGGTAACATTGTTGGTCTGCATATTGGTAGAAATAAAACTTTAAAAAACAGTCGCATTGGTTATGGAATTGCGTTTGATCCAAAAACCTTGAGGGAGCTAGATGATATGCTCCTCTCATCGGGTTTTTAATACCTCGTCCATTGTACCCGCTAGACATTTCCCTGAGGCCTATGACACCATTGAGAGTTTTTAAAAACCTTAGTTATAGAGGAAACCTTATGATGAAAAAATTGCGAGATCGCAGTCAGTATTATCCCGATTATGAGCACATGGTTTTTGACCTAGAGTTCAATTCACAAACGGGAGCTGGCTACACTCTTGCATCTTTAGGGGATGTGGATGAGGCTTACGATAGACTAGCGAAATATGATATAGAAGACCAACCTCTTGATAATTATAGGGCACAGTTGGCAATAGACACGTTTCTGGACAGATTGCCTGACATAGACACGCTAACGTTTGAGGGTGCCATTGATTCAATGGACCTCAGTAAAAGCACCGGCTTTGGTGCTACTCGTGGTAAAATAAGATCCAGAAAAGATCCTGAAATGTTGAAATACTTCAGAGATTATTGTGATACTGTACAGAAAGGTTACCACAATGTAATAGTCAACGCATCCCAAAAAGATGAAGTCAGAGTAGAAGGCAAGACGGCTAGGCTGTTTATGTCTTTCCCTCCTGAACACACTTTATCAGCTACTATGGTCCTTGGACCTTTTATGGATGCTTGGATAGACGACAGTTTTTGCAAGACTGGTGGGATATCGACCGTCGGTGATGCTATCCAGAATGGGGCAGCCGCATGGTATAAAGAAAAATTGTCCCACTTTCCACACACTTATTGCACGGATACGTCAGGACAAGATTCATCTGTATCACCCAAATTTATAGATATGGTGTACTCGTCAATTAAATTGAAAATGGACTTAGATGAGTATGAAGACAACTTGTTCGAAAATGTGCGCTACAACTCCATTAATAAGTTAGTTAATATTAATGGTGATCTTTACATGGTTAACAGGGGTCTCGGATCAGGAGATTACCTCACCATTGTCATCAACATTATGTGGCGTTACTATTTGTTTGTCGAAAATTACAAACATGATTTGCAACATATTAGAACAGACAACATCGTCGCGATTTGTGGTGATGACTATATTGCTTCGTCAAAGTATGATGATTTAGACTTGAATAGTCGTCATGCTAAGATAGAGTGGGCTGGGAAACCAGTGCCATGGAGTGATATGGACTTCTGTTCTATTAAATTCCACCCGTACGTTCACCACGATGAACTCAAAGTCATGTCTGTATTGAACCTCAGAAAGAAAAAGATACACATGATGTCTCCAGAACTGGAGATGCAACGACTTGGTGGTATTCTACGTGTTTTAAGCACTCCTGCTGTTTACCAGGAGGTCCTGCGTAGAATGGATTTGTTGCTAAACAAAAATCCTGAACTACTTAGTAGTTACCAAAGTTTGTACATTAGTTATGAAGACCTTTACGATACTTATAATTATTATCTTGAGTACAATTAATAGACTTAGGGTGCTTAAATCTTACGGGAGCCCGTTTTAAATGTCTACTAATAAGATAGACCTTGTGCTCAAGACCGATCCCAAGCACAGAAATCAAAAGGGAAAAGGTAAAGGAAAAAGAAATAATAACAGAAACAGAAACCGTGGTAAAGGACGCGGTAGGGGCAGAGGAAGAGGAAGAGGGCGCAGGCCTACTCCTGGATACAACTCTGGTCAATCACAATCAACTGTAGTCAAATTTAGAGAGAGAATTTTTACAGTCGTATCAACTGCAGCATACGTCCCAAAAATAGTCCGTGTCAACCCCGGACTCGCGACGTTCTCTGATAAATTGTCTGGCATTGCCAAAAATTTTGAGAAGTACAGGTGGAAGAAGTTGAACTTCCACTATGTTCCAAACGTTAACGTTTTGAACGAGAATGCGAACGGTGAAGTGTGCATGTATTTTGATGCCGATCCAATCGAGGCATCACCACAAGACCTTAAAAAATTTGTGAACAACAGTTCATGCGTTAAAGGCTTACCCACGACTAAGGATATGAAATGTATCGTCGGTAAAAATATGTTACAAAAGAATGCGGCATGGTTAATTAGAGACAGCGCGCGCAGAAATGTGGAATCTTACGATGTAGGAGCATTCCACATATGCACTTCCGGGCAAACTACCAATGCGAATATTGGTTACATAGAAGTGGAGTATGAATGCGAACTTTTGGTGCCACAAACACCTAGTGGGGTTGTTAACAACTCTGCTATTGCATTGTTTAGTCAATCGCAAATCGTATTACCTTATACCACTTTGACAGTAGTCAAATTCGATCAAGAGATTTTCAATCCATTGGGAATCACAGGGCATGGAAACGGTATGTTCGTCATGCCTGCCGGAACATACATGTTCAATATAGCGCACACCATTGATAACTCAGCTGGTGCTTGCAGTATTGATTACATAAATTATCAAGCGTACAAAAATGCTGATCCACTCTCGTACACCTATGTGGGGTACAATGGGTTAGCAACGCCAACACGCGTCTCTCAACAGACATCTGGTTATACAGTTGTCGGTGTTTTCAATGAAGGAGATATTTTCTCATTGAAAGTCTTTGCAGCAGGTATTAATCCTGGAACAAACACCATGTACGGAAATCTATCCATCACTATGATGTAGGAACCGCTCCAATAAATTTTTTATTTATTGGGACCAACCAATAAATTTTTACGTGGAGTATTACAATCATAC